CCAAATAGTGCTTATAAAACGAGTGCCCAGTTCCTAAGTGCCAGTAGTCGTCAATATCGAGTATAACACCAGCACCAAAGGACTTCATTAGGGCAAGTCGAGTTTTCATCTCGTCTATATTCGAGGCGAAACTCCTCGAAACAACGAAAAGGTCTATAATGGAAAGCTCCTGCGGAGTTAAAAGGTCTACATTATCGGTAGAAACCACCGAAATATTAGGGGAAACCTCAATCATACGAGTATGAGGCATCTCTAACCTATAAAATGCCGAACCCGTGTTGGCAGAAGTGTAAAGTAAACATACAACCATGAGCCAAAAATAGCGGTTTTGCAAATGAACACGAAATTGAAAAGTTGTTTTTTTTCTTGCCCCTATATAAGGATATTTTATTCATATATTTATCGTTCTTCTATATTCAATATAATAAATATATTATTCATACTAATATATCTTCGTAAACTCAGATATATTAGTCATCATAATATATATATTATATTTCATATATCATCACTCTAAATATATTCATAAAATATCCAATGGGAGATTTTTTGGAATTTTTGAAAAATGAACGAAAATGAACTTGTTTGATTGTTTCAACTTGTGTTGTGTGGGGTCTGGCAGTGAGACTGGGGGAAATAGGGAGTCCTCCCCAACTTCTGCCCGGGTATCGAAAACAGGAGCCAGCAAGAAAAAAAGTATACCTGGGAGGTCAAAGAAAGTATAAGTTAAGGATAAGTCTACCTGGATCATATATGTATATTTTCTATGATTTTAGGAAATTTTGCGGATTGTGTCTGTGGGGGAATAACCCTCACTTTACCCCCTCCACTCCTTCATTCCATATACGAAAAACAAAGCACAAAAAAAGAGGGCCGGGGCCCTCCTGAAATTCTTTTTGATCTTGTTTAGTTTGCGTACGTGAGGCGTTCAATAATACCTAGGGATTCATTGCCGTTTGTCGTAGGTTCAAATACTGGAGGGTTGATCCTGGACTCCATGTATTCGGCCTTGCTGATCTGTTCACCATAAAAGCCTTTGTCGTAGTCGTCAAAGCGCTTGTTGTAAATGCTTTTTCCGTTAATGATGCGGTGAGTAATTGTAATTGTTTCCATTGGTTTTTTTTAGGTGTTTTTGTATATGCAAATATACAAACAAGTTTTGAAACTACAAACAATTTTAAAAAATATTTTTATTTTTTTTTTCAGCCCCTGGAAATAAAAAAGGAGGCCCCGGCCTCCTGAAATTTACCGGATCCTATTTTTTTTAGCCTGGCACCTGCTCAAATTTACCCGTATTCAAATTGTGTTGGTAGTGAGTGACTCTGAAGGGGCTGTAATTTTCTGGCACTCTTTTAAGTAGATCATTATATAAATTAAGATCGAAAGAACAATTTTTTAGCGGGTTGCTACTGAGGTCTTTTAATCCATTTTTAAGCGCCCGGATCGCTGGCTCAAAAACCGGTAATAATTCATTAAGTTGTACGCCGTTTGTTTCATTCAGCCCGCTATAAACGTGCTCAGCCTGAATTTTTACTTTTATCATCATTAGAGCATACAATAAAATATATTCTTGTTGCTCCTGGTTCCATAGGTGCCAACAATCGGCTATATTCTTATAAGCACCTGGCAACTCTTCAATTTTACGGTTTAAATCAAAGTTAGTAAACTTAAAATGCCCGTTTTCGTTTATGATTGGTAACGCGATTTCGTGGTATGTTGATTTTTTAGGAGCGCATAAACGCCCTCTTTTCGGGTCCCTCAACTGGCGAACAAACCGGAATCCCTTTTTTGGGCTGAATTCTAAAAACGCGATTCCTGTCGTGCGGTGCCTACCGAAGGGATAATCTTTGATCTCTTCGACATGGGAGGAGGGGAGGAAATTAAAGTTTTTCATAGGGTTAAAAATTTAAAGGGTTTAAAAGGGTTTAAATTGAGTAGATGAACTGTTTAAAAAGTGCCACGGCCTCAGTTTTACTGTAGCCCGTGTAAATCCGTTTTACGCGCTGATTCCATAGAATACAGCTAATTAAGTAGGACCCGGATCCTTCGACCTGGTGAACATTCAAGGCCCTCAGGGCCTCTTGTTTTTGAAGATAGTTTTTCATAGGGTTAAAATGGTTTAAAAAGTTTTAAAGAAAATAACAGGACAAAGGTAGGGGTTTCTTTTGAAATTGCAAACAATTTTAAAAAATATTTTTATTTTTTTGTTGGCTCCAGGTTCTGGCTCCATTTCCAGGTTCTGGCTCCGGTTCTTTTTTGTTAGTCCCCGGCCCGGTCCTGGCTCCGTGTTTGGTCCTGGTTCCCGGTCCTGATCCCGACGACCTTTGACGATTGACGACCTTTGACGACTGACGACAAAAAAAAATAGGGCAATTAAGCCCTATTTTGACGACTATTGACGACTGACGACTAGAAGTAATTCTCAGAAAGAACGGGGCAAATAAGCAATTCGCCAGTACAAACTGAATTTTTGACGACGAACACGCTGGTACATTTTCTAGAATCCTGGATCCTGAAATGAAGGTTAATATCCTTTTCGTTGAATGCTGAGGACAAGCTATGCAAGTGCCCAGCTCCATAAATTATTCCAGCCGATTTTTCTTCGTTTTTGGCCTGAAAAACATCGTCATATCTGATATTATTTTCGATAAATCCATCTGAGGTGAATTGACTACTTTTTACGTTTATCAATACTGTCTCCTTCATATTAAATTTTGAGTCGTAAATTTGAAAATAAAACTTTTCATCGAAATGGACCAGCTTCAAATAACTTGCTTTCATTAATTTTTTCCATGCATCTGGAGAAATACACAGTCTAATATCCGTTAGATCGAATTCAGTTTCAAAGGTTTGGATCAATAGGGCAATATCAAAGTAATTTTGCAGGTCAATTTTCGCTAAAATATGGGCATTGGTCGCATAAGCATACATAGTTTTGTAGCTTGTTCCATTAACTTCAATCATTTCAGATGCAGTTAATTTTTGATCAATAGCCTTTCCATACTGAATGTAAATCGAATTGTATTGCTCCCGAAAGGGATCTTTGCCACAAAATAAATGGATACCTGGGAGGGCTTGTGAGTGTGTGTAAACTGAAATTAAGTTTTTCATAATAAAAAGGGTTTAAAAAAAGGTTTAAAAAAGGGTTTAAAAAAGGGTTAAAAAGTTAAATCAGGCCGTTATCGGCAAAAGAAAAATGATCGTCTTCGGTTAAAATTAGGTGATCTAATAATGTAACGTCGAATAATTCTAAGGCCTTTTTTATCTTGCCTGTAATTTGTTTATCCGCTTCCGACGGCTGCAAATTACCTGAAGGATGGTTATGTACTATGATAACAGACGATCCCAAAGAGTCCACAACGTGTTTACATATAACCTTAATATCCACGAATGTTGCGGATACTCCGCCCTGTGAAATTTTAGCCCAATGTTTCAACTTATTGGACTTACTGAGGATCATTACATAAAACGACTCAATTACGTCGATATCGTTATCGTACATTTTACGGGCCAAATCCGCGCTAATTGTACTGTTTTTAATTTGTTCCGACTCAATTTTAATACCTGAGTCGGAAACTACTGAGATGATCTTTTTTTGTTTTGAATACATAATAAAAAGTGTTTAGTAAAGGGTTTAAAAAAGGTTTAAATAAAAGAACAGGACAAAGGTACGGATGAATTTTGAATATGCAACACTTTTTGAAAAATATTTTAAGTTTTTTTTTGTTGGCTCCATTGTCGAATATTGGATCCAGGTTCAAATCCATATCCAGGTGCCACCCGCACCCAGGCACACGCACGCACGCACGCACGCACGCACGCGCGCGTACATATATGAGCTGACGACTGATGACGATGACGATCCCTGACGATTGACGACCACCTTTGACGATCCCTGACGATTGACGACAACCGCTGACGACTGATGACGACGACTCAGGAAAATTGCGTTTCCTGACGACTGATGACGATTTCAAAAAAAACTTAAAATATTTTTTTCAAAAGTGGTTGCGGATTGAAAAATTATACATACCTTTGACCCGTTAATCCATTACTAACCTTTTTAAACCCTCTAAACCCAACCCAATGAAAACCCGTTTTAAAGAAGCATTTGACTACTTCTACGCAAATGCCGACCGCATTATTGACTATTATAGCAGGGTGCTACTAAACGCCCTGACGATAATGATCATTGCTCTAATTATCCGTAATCTCTTTTTCTTAACCCTCTAAACCCCCAAAACAATGACAATCGTAGAACACACCCCAATCACGCTGCCAAACGACTTTGCCGACATCGTGAACGCCACAATCTATCGGACTGGCAACTACCCAAACCAAAGGTATAATGTTACCATCTCAGACCTACCGGCTCGACTCAGTGAGGAATACTCCAATGATGACCTCTATTGCCTTTGGGCTGAACAGCACCCAGAATGGGATGCAGTGATATCATATTTTTGTTAATCTTTTTAATTTCAACCTTAAACTTATGAAAAATCCAAATTCAACCTATTTGACCGTAAAATTATCCCTCCATCCGAGCGAGGCTAAGTCAATTTTTCAGCGCACTTGTGGCTCAATCTACAAGGAGGCTCTGCTCGAAGACATAGAGAAACATATCAGCAGGATGGCTGATGAATACTTTAAGTCGTTAGCAATGAGGGCTGACGATAACTTTGAGCTAGACCACTCCGAAATCATTAAGCCCCTGACGCTGAATTACGAACACGTTGGCCGCATCAAAGAACACTTCCAAAAAACTAACTAAACCAACTTACCCATGAACAACCTTTATCAACGCCTGACCCCTGAGGCTTATTCGCTAATATCCAAGCTTAGGGAAGCTGAACGGGAGATGATTGTAGAAACCCTTGTGTCTTATCATAGCTACGCCCTTGTTTCTTTATTTGAGGCTAAAATCGTATGCAAGACATTAGGGCTCCCGCAAGACTTCGCATCCTTTGAAAACCTATTTCTATCCTATGAACTCTCCCGTTAACTATTTATCCGAGGAATTTGACAAGCTGGCTGACTGCCTGTCTACCGGATCTAAAAATTACACTAATGCCGACTTCCGTGATGCCATCCACAAGGCACTGTTGATGGAGGCTGTTCAGAAGAATAACCTGCCCGGATGGGCTGAAACTTTCATCGAACAACTATGCGCTGACCTCGATAAAAGAGGTAAGCACAATGACTCCGAAAAACTTAAAAAACTTTATTACAAATGAGCTTACAATACCAAAAACTAACACGCAAGTTCATCCAGACGATGACCAGGGCGCACTGGCCTATGCCGCAAGAAGCCATTGATGAAATCAGAGGCTACATCTATCATGGCGACTACCAAGCCATTGCTGACGCTGTCCCCTGTAAACACCTGATGGTATGGGATCACCTTAACCGACCACGGCAAAAGTATAGGCTGTCAGTTATGAAGGCTGTTCTTGCCCGTGCCGAACAAAATCAACTGTCTATGCTTGGCGAAGTTCGTATGACGATGCTCAGGGACATCCTGATGAAGCTGGATCTTCACTACAACACCGAAAGGTATCGTGAACGGCTAAAAATCTACGCTGACGCAAATGAACGCCTAAAGCCCTATGTTGAATTTATGGACACAGTTTCTTCACCTTTACAAACCTCTTAAACCCAAAAACAAATGAAATCACTATTCAAGGCACTTCATGCTGCCAAACTCGAATTTCCTGCCATCAAAAAGGATATGGACAACCCGTTCTTCAAAAAGAAGTATGCGGACATTAATTCAATCCTGGAGCAAGTTGAGCCGATTATGGCTAAGCACGGATTGATGATACTTCAGCCGATTGACTCCGACTCGGTATGCACCCAAATCATTCACGTTGAATCCGGTGAAACGATGACCTCATGCCTAAAACTTTCAGGCAACTTAAAGGCTCAGGACCTGGGATCTGAAATCACCTACTTCCGCAGGTATTCACTCCAATCCCTTCTTGCACTACAAGTCGAAGATGATGATGGCAATATAGCCCAGGGTAGGACCAATCAACCACAACAAAGACCTGCCCCCGCACAAGCCCCTGCACCGCCACCGAAAGGAACTGTTATGGCGACACCATCTCAGGTCGGTGAAATGAACTCCATGTGGTCGGAAATTAAGATTAAAGCCCCTGATGCTCTTTCAGGCGTTGTTAAGAAATACTCGCTATCCGCTGACCGCAAGTTTCAGCACCTAACTTTCAATGAGGCGGTAGAATGTATCAACACCCTCGATAAACTTATTAAAAACATCCAATGAATAGAGAACTTATTTCAAGCGATATATCCAAGGCCGATATTGAACGCTTCTCAAACTCCATCGTCCACTCAGTCCTCGATGGCGACCTCGACCCCTTTGCCGTACACATCCGGGCAAAAGCAGTTATCAAAGCCCTGGAAGCTATCATCACGCAAACGGAAGAGTTAGCCCGTGAGCAGGCATCGAGATACGGTGAAAAGTCATTCACTGCCTACGGGGCGAAGATAGAACTCAGGGATGGTTACGACTCCCCCGATTTCTCAAAAGATGAAGTTGCCGTAGGATTGACCGAACAGTTAAAGGCTCGACAAGACCTTTTAAAGCAAGCCTTTAAGCTTCGAGATAAGGCAGCCATAGTAGACCCACAAACAGGAGAGATCGTGCCTGTAATGCCCCTAAAAACGACAAAATCAAGTATATCTATTTCTTTCCAAAACCCTTCAAACCTTTAAACCCAAAAAAAATGAAATCACCAAAAGCATCTAACCTCGAAACGTACAAGCTTCTTATTTTTGACTTGTACCTACACTCCCAAAAGAATGGCGGTAAAATCAGCGGAAATGAGATTAGGGACAAGTTCCGTGCCTACAAGATTGACACTCATTACACCAAGAAATCCCTTGTAACTTTAGGGATAATCAATGAAATTGAAAGAGGCCGGAACAAAACGATAATTTATCAATGGTCTGGTGGTGTTCCCACTGAAGAAATGGCCAATCATTTTTTGCACGAAGTGTATATGATTAGGCATATCGACCAAGAAGAAACTCGATTAAGAAGGATTGAGCAAAGAAAGGCTTTGAAAGAGCTGAAGATGGCCAGTAAGAGAGTTGATGAAGCCCAACAGTCTTTTGAAGAGGCTATTGAGGATCATATTGAGCAGCAGGTGTCGCCTACTTTAGATTCTTGGTGCTTAAAGTTCCCTGATGAGAAGCAGTATTTCTCTGCCTTCGGCCTAGAGATGATGAGAAAAATAGGGAGGCTGTTTTCTATTGAGTCGGTCAAAGAGTCTGGTTCTAATTAATCTAAACCAACCAAACTATGAAAACAATTATAGATTCATCAAGGTCAATGAAATACGGGGATGAGATGATAATATTCTATGTCGAAATTGAGTATGACGATACCGATGTAGACTTAACCAACGACACCGTTGAGGGCATGGAAGTGCATATAGATGGGGATGTTTACTCAACCTGCGAGAATGGTAAGGTGTTCACCCACGATATGACTGAAGAAGTCTTAGAGGCTATCGAAAACTACATAGACGAAGATGACTTCATCCAGGATGTATTAGCCTATGAGCATGATAAGAGAGAGCCAAATATCCACTACCCAGACACATATGACCAATGAGAGGCACATACATCACCTGCACCCCAACTGAAAGCCCCTATGTACTCGAAGCTAATTTTATGGGGAAGTTTATAGGGGTATTCATCCAATCCGATAACGGAGAGTATTACTTCGACTACAAGCAAGGGGATGGATGGTTCAGCGCAAGCGACCTCATCATCATCTCGGATAAGCTTCAAGAACTCAATTCAACCTTAATCCCAAAATAACTAAAACACCAAACTAATGTACTATAACGACGAAGGAGAATACCAAGCTGCAATGAATGCGAAGGCACAAGCCTATTATGAGGAGCAGAATGCTTTTAATGAATATTTGGATTCCTTAATCCGTGCGGAGAGATTTACATTGCTCTCCATCGAAATTGTGCTTGATATGATTAGGAACGAATATTCCGATAAAAGCGGCAAAACGATTGTTGAGTTCTTAAATGAAGAACGCACAAAGTATGAACAACTAAACCAAATCTAACAATGCAAAGACCACCAACACTATGGGATCGCATGAGCGATGAAACCCGTGCAGCCATCGAAAGCTACGAACTTACGCACAGCCGAGAGTTCTGCATCGCGTTCCTTACAACCAACTACTTCTACACGCAGTGTACCTTCAACCAAATACAAATGCTGCTGATGGTGCTGGACAAAGAGCGCACCCTGATTAACTTCCAAAACCTTTTTTACGAATGAGCAGCAATAAACAAACCAGCATAGACTGGCTTATTAACCAATTACAAGACGAAACCTTTAACCAAACCAACCAATGAAAGAATACAAAAAATGGATTCGAGGCATTAAGACCTCCGACCTCTCCTTTGAACAGGAGTCAATGAGCTGGGTCGCATCCTTCGGCTCAACAGAAGAAGTCAAACGAACTGCATCCGAAAAGTTGCAGGTCGTGAGAGAAGAAATTAAAAGAAGAGAGGGTTTTTCAAACGTAGCATGATGAACGAAAATGAATCGAACCGAACCATCAAGGATGAATCGAGTTTTCAAAAAAATGAGCAGATTGAAAAATTATCTGAATTTAGTTCTCTATATATAGATAATATATATAATAATATTAATATATTAATAAGTCATTTTATTACATTATCTATAGAAATTAATAAATTATCTATAGAAGTTAATAAATTGAATATAGAAATTGATATATTAAATAAAAAAAAACTCTCCATAGGAGAGAGTTTTTTTTTAGAAGATAATAATAATATATATAATGATATAGAAGAAAAAGAAAAAAGAAAATATAAAAAGAAAAAAGAAAAAGAAATGAATCCCGAAAAACTCAAGAAGTTCAACACCTTCTGGGAAACCTACGACAAGAAGGAGTCAAGAACAATCTGCCTAAACATCTGGGATAAACTCGAACAAGAGGATATCGATGCCATCATGAAAACCGTTGGCAGCTATGTGCGCTGGAAGTCCGATGCCCAATACCGCAAGATGCCATCAACATACCTTCGTGGTAGATGCTGGGAGGATAGAATACCTGCCGAGTTCCTGCAAGCCCCTGAATCACAAAGCTACCAACTACCGAAAAATGCAATATATTGAGCAGGTTCAATCCAATGTCCTTGGCGTTCTGATGAACAAGGACATGAGAGGATATGAAGGCGTTAACAAGCTCAAGGAAGATTACTTCACGGGTGAGTTCAAGCAAGTCTTTCAGGCCATAAAATCTTTGTACGCTGAACAACGCCCGATAGACCCGATTTCGGTAACTAAGAAAATGCGGGAGATGAACTTCATCCCCGACCTGGCATCCTATGCCGTTTGGGTAGGAGATAGCAATGAATCCGTTGAATACTGGAAGGTCTACAAAGCCGAACTCTTCGACAGCTACAAGTCTAGAAGGCTGGAGAAAATCAAACAAGAACTTGCCATCGAGTTTGATATTCAGAAAGCATTTGAGCAGTTCATCGAACTCAACGGAGAGGATGAAGAAGCTAAGTCCTACAACGCACATGAAGCAGCCGTTCAGCTAGCGACTAAGATGATCCGCATCAAGGATGGCCAAGAGAAGGTTGTTCTCACACCTACATACCTGCGCCCACTCGATAAGATTGTCGCAGGGTTCACCCGACCCGACCTCATCCTCCTTGGTGGCAGACCTGCACACGGCAAGACAACCCTTGCCATGCAGATAGCCCTGAATATGGCGTTCAGTGGACATTCGATTGGGTTCATCACTATGGAGATGAGCAGAGAGCAACTGATGGGCAGGTTACTCTCCAACTTATCTTCGGTGAACAGCTTTAAGTTCAACGATGTCGATAAAGAGATGTCGGTTGAAGAGGTTAATGAAATCGGAAGGACAGCCGACAGGCTAAAAGGCAAAAAACTATTCATCGCTGATATACCCCACGCAACCGCACAAACGATAGAGGCAGAAGTAGTCCGCCTAAAGCGACAGTTCGGCATCGAAGGTATCTTCATCGACTACCTCCAACTGGTCAGCCCGGTCAAGGAAGACTCAGGCAGAAGTAAGGTCGAACAGGTAACGAACATTTCAAAGCATTTTAAGGCGATAAGTAAAAGACACAACATTTGGGTGTGTGTAATATCATCTTTGAGCAGAGATAGCGAGAAACGCACGGATAAACGCCCCTACACGAGTGATTTGAGGGAGAGCGGTCAGTTGGAGTACGATGCGGATAAAATAATCTTCGTTCACCGCCCTGTTGCGTATATGAATCAGGATG